ATAAAAAACCCCCAGATTTTACCTGAGGGTTAACCAAAACTACACACAATCACACACCACACATGAGAGCTATTTTAATTATGACTATTTCTAGTGTCATAAAACTTTGTCAATACTGATCCGTATAGGATTGCCTGATACCTTGTAATAAAGCTATCTACAGATTCATTCACATAGAAGTAATCTTCATTAGCCATATATACAAAACACCTATCATTGTCTTCTTCATCAGCCGTTACACTCGCCACCTGATAGATGTTGATATAAGCATCTGATTCCTCAGAGTTATCCTGGAAATCATAGCTTTCATCTTCCTCTTCGGTCAGTTGTATGATGTGCATTAACATTTGTGATACTATTTTTAAGTACAGTAAGTCGTAATTCCCTAACAATCAACTCAAGCCTAGCTTCTAAGTGAGTCTTTTCTTTCATTAATTGGTTAATCTTAACGTCTACCTCTCTGTTCATACAAATTTACGATTTAATTGATACTGAAATAAAAAGTGCATACTGCATTGTAAACCAATGTAATACACACTTTCTTTATATTTACTAGACTATAGTTACTTTCTAGGCAACCTAATAATCTTACTGCCTAGAGGCATCGGAACAAATATAGCAACTCTTCCGCCATCTAGAACAACTCCACAGCCTAATGTGGGTCTTTTGGGGAAAGGTCGTGAATACTCCATAGCGTAGGCATCAATATCGATACCACAGCCTACATTCATACCGAATATCATATCCTTGTCTGATGAGCTATAAAGAACACCTCCAAAGCTATGTATATGACCTATTACTGTTGATTGTCGAGCATCTCTTGCTCTATTGATTGCACCTGCTTGTCCTGATGATCCTGTACCATGAGTATATAGAACACCGTCTATTTCCCATTCTAAAGCCCATTTCCAGCCTTTAGGAGCATCCCAAGCTTGTTCATAGGACTTAATAAATCGTTCTGGTAAACCGCTTGTTTGAGCCTTTCTTTTGTGAAGGGCTGAGTGGTTACCAATACATACTTTTACGTTAGGGAATTGTTTGTACCATTTGTACATAGCAGCTTGTGCTAAGTCTGCTTCTCTACCTGCTCCATGTCCGTCAGGTTTAGATTCATGGTAACTGATGGCATGATTGTCAACTTCATCTCCAATATGTACTACCTCAGAACATTGAAACTTATTCGCTACTTCATAGCAAAAAGCTTTATAGCCTGGATGACAGAATGGTTCATGAGTGTCGCCTATTACTAGGACATTTTTCTTGCTCATTATATGTGGTTTTGGTTTGGTTAGATTTTGTGGTTAGCGTAAACTGTTTTATTGTTTACTTTTAAAGCATCTAATATCTGCCTTCTGTTCTTACCTACATTGTAACTCACATGTATCCAGTCATAATTAAACTCGTTAATTAGCTGATCAAACTCAAGCTCATTCTTTATGTATTCAAAAATCTGCTTGTTAGTCACACCTGGCATATTATCCATATCTATATCTGCAGCTTTACCTTCGCAATGCTGTGACCTTAAACTTCCACCTATATAATGATTGAGAACCTTACTTCTATAGCCACTAGAAATAATGATAGGACCAAACTTCATTCTGATTGGTTCTAATACTCTTTCACAAAGTATCTTGATGTTCTTTATGTGTTCAGGAGTTGGTTCGTTAGATACTCCATGTCTTTTAGCTGATTCGCTACGAGTAAACTCTGCTAGATTAAAGTGTGCTGATAGTTGCATGATATACTAAATTAGAACTTTTTCTTGTAGTGCTTTTTAATGAAAGCAAACATCTGCATTCCTAACCATACTATAGTCATCAAATAAACGATTGTCTGTAAGAATGGATTGATATTTACAAACCCAAAAATATTAAGCCATGAGATAGCTGTGAATGTGATGCCTATTGGAGTTAAATCTGAGTTCAAATCGTTGAATTGTGACATTTTATTTCTTATTAAAAATTGTTGTAACTATACTTGCTGATAACAAAGTCGCAGAATACATCAATAGTGAATCAAAAGCCACTTGAGGTAATAACGAACAAAAGATGCCAATTATTGCACATAACAACGCCAATAAACCAGCCACTCTTTTAGAGCTTACTTCACTACCTCCTGAAACCATATCCTTAAAAAACTTCATTATTTTTTACCTATTTTAAAATATAAGATACCTGAGTAACCTATATTATTATTTTTAGAGCCTTATTTTTGGCATTTAATATCAAACCAGGACTTAGTACTTCCAATCCATTAGAAGGGCTAAAATCGCCTCTAAAGCCCCAATAAAGGGTATTCTTAGCTTTTTCAGTATAAAACTCCTTTACGAGTATGGTTTTTTCCTTGATTTGAGCTGTAAAAGACCTTGATTTGATGCTATTTTGTGAAATAGTATCTTCTATGACAAAGGTATTAGAATCTTGTCTAATAGTGTCAGAATAGGCTTTTATCGTGTTATAATCCCTTAAAACAAACACAGTATCATGTACGTAATTCTGTACGGAATCTAGTACAATATAAGGAATCGAGTCTCCTTTCACCCACCTGGTGGTCACGTTGGTTCTATAAATCGTGTCATGAATCTCTTTAATCTTGTTATAGTTCCTTAGATCACTAAAGTCATACTTAACATCTGGCTTATGCGTATATTCATATAAGTACACGCATCCAAAGAAGCTAACAATAATGATTAAATAGTCCTTAACAGTCCTCATTATTCAGCAGATTCAATAGCTTCTTCAACAATTGGTTCTGGTACTGGAGGTACATAATCACCTATGATTGTTAGGTTAAGTTCAGCAGCAACCCAATCCCAAGCATAAGAATCTACTTCCCATTGTGCATAGGCTTCTCCTGTCATTGTTAAATTACCATCTTGTAATCTTTGTTGATTAGCACTTAGTAGGTTATAGCAAAATACTGCACTTGTTCCTAAAGTTACATTTACTGCCCAAGCATTAAGGTAAACTGCTTCTACGAATATACCATTTTGCCAAATTTGAATTGGTTGAATTTCCTTCATTTTATTTATTTTTTATTTTATCTAATTCTAGTTTAAGTTCTTTTATTTGCTCTTGTTGTTCTTTTATAGCTTCTATTAATACAGGTATTAATTCAGTATATCTTACCCCTAGTATTCCATCATTATTTGTTTCTATTAATTCAGGGAATACCATTTCAACCTCTTGAGCTATCAATCCTAAATTCTCTTTTTTAGAAATGTCATCTTTATAACAGAAGTTTATTGTTTGTAAAGTAGATAATTTCTCAACCGCATTTGTTATATGTGAATTTATATTTTTAATTCTTATATCTGAATTAGCAGTCCAAGAAGTAGCACCTTGTGTTAAATAAACACCGCCTGAATAGTTGGTTATGTAAAGCTTGTTACCTGTAAATTGATTAATTAAAATCATATCCCCTGCAGCTGTTCCTGTTATAAAATCATTTGCAGAAGTACAAGCACCTAAAGCACCACCTATTGTAGGAGAGGTTATCGTATTATTAATTGTAAGTCCAGGTGCTGTTCCTGCAAGTTTAAATTGATTATTAGGAGAAGTACTATAAGCAGCAAAAGCAGGACTTGAACCACCATCTACATACAACTGATAATTAGTGTTAGAAGTATTGTTTATGTTTACTTTACCATTATTTCTTATGTAAAATCTAGATGTGCCATTAGCACCAGCAGTCATATCACCATCTTTGGCATTTGATTGTCTAATATCAAAATCACCAAATACTGCAGAATTTGTATAAATACCCCAATTTCTATTATCAGCATTTGCAAAACTAGAATATAATAAAACGCTTGGAGCTTGAACATTGTTTATTCTTAAGCCATAGTTATTTGTAGTTCCGTAAATATCAATAGGAAAACTTGAACTTGTTGCCGTTACACTACTTGAGAATGTAGCAGCACCTGTAGAGGCTATTGTAAATCTATTTGTTGGAGCAACTGTTCCATCTCCTGTTGCTATTATAAAATTATTAGTGCCGCCATCTTGATATAATCTTATTGAATTATCTGCTGCACCTGTGGACTTAAAGAATATATTTTTACTATTGCCAACATTACCTTCAATATATAATATAGAAGAAGTAGAACCTAATACCCTTACTGTACCATTAACATCTAACTTGTATCCTGCATCTGTTCCACCTACTCCTACACCTAAATTACCTGTGTTAAATAAATTTAATGCTGCCGTAAATGATATAATAGAACCTGTTGTGCCACTTGAACCAACATTAAATTCATATCCATCAGTTTTCATTCTCAACATTTGAGCAACTCCACCTTGTATGTATCTAAAATTTCCATCATAATAGGTATTATTAGCAAAAAATGTTTGAATATTACCACTACCAAAATCATTAGATGCAATTGAAGCAACTTGTCCAACTTGTAATCCTCTAAAAGAAGCCCACGCACTCGGTGTAACTCCTAATCCTAAATTGCCTCTATTTAAAATATAATTAGATGCTTCAAAGGTCATAGGAATATATGCCGATGTACTTCTATTGTAAGTAATTACTGAACCTAAATTGCTAAATTCCCAACCTGCTGCTCCTGAATTGCTAATCACAAAACTATCAAGAAAACTTGTTGTCCCAATAGAAACCCGACCTGCTCCATTATCTAAAATAGAACTATTCCCTATTGTACTTGCACCTGTAAACTTAGGTAGGTAGTTTGTTGTACCTGTTCCTGTTACAGGGTTAGTTAAAGCGTTCTGCTTGTTATTAAACGTAGTCCAATCTGTACTTGATAGTAAACCATTTTGTGAACCACTTGCAGTTGCAATAGCTAAAGTAATCGTACCACTTGTAGTGATAGGAGTTGAACCAATAGTTACTCCGCTTGTTGCAGAAGATAACCCTACGCTTGTAACTGTTCCTACACTATAAGTTCTATTCGCACTTAAATCAAATGAAGTTCCGTTAATAGTTATAGTTCTACTTGTTGGAACATATCCACTTAAATCAGGTGCGTAGTTAGGAATGTTAAACACCCCTGTTGTTGAGTTGTATGTCGCTGCTCCACTTGTACCTGTTGTGGTTAAGCTAATCGCTGCTCTTGCAAGTGCATCTGTGTATTGAGTAATTGTTGAAGCTATCGTAAAAGAAGGATAAGTACCACTAATTGATATTCCTGCACCTGCCGTTAAAGAAACAGTTTGGTCTGGAGCAGAGTTAGTAATAACTCCTGTTGTATTGTTGTAGCTAATTCCTGTACCTGCACTTAAAGAAGTTAAGGTTATAAAATTAGAGCCATTTGTAATTTGGTTATTATTGGTAGGTATTGTTATTACCCCTGTTGTGCTATTGTAAGCACCACTACCAGCAGTAAAACTTAAAGCAGCCCTTGACCTTGCATCCGTAAAATAAAGGTTTGTTAACTCTGTTACTTGTGATGTATTATAATCTCCACTAACCGCTAAAACCGCACCTGTTCTACCAAATACACTTGTAACCGCATCCGTATTGTCATCTGTCCAAGAAGCAGTTATTGTGCCGCCATCTTGTTGATTTAAAGTTAATGTCTTTGTTGTTGTTCCTGTAACTGCTGCACTTATGATTGAATCATTGTAAGCAGTATTAAATTTAACCCAATCTAAGTTATCTAAATAACCATCTACTAAACTTGTAGCAGCAGGTATTGATATTGTATCAGATGTGTTGACTAAAGGTGCAGTAAATGATAATGCAGCTTGTTTAGCATTAAACGTACTCCAATCCGTTGAACTCAACTTACCAGTATTTGCAGCCGAAGCCACAGGTAAGTTAAAAGTATGTGTATCACCACTTGAAACAATAGCAAAGTTAGTTCCGCTTGTTCCTGTGGTTAAGAACTGTGATTGATCTGTTAAGTTATTTAAAGAAACCATCCCCTTAGATAAAGTAGTAACTACTTGACATAAATGACCATTCTCGGTATGTAAAGTAACTGTTCTACCATCTACGTTTACATAGATTCTAATTGCTAATCTATCTGTTAAAGCTAAAGCAGCAGTAGCCACAGGAATAGCAAAATAATAAGGTGCTATTATAGTCCCTTGATTAATATACTCAGGAACTCCAACGCTACTACCTAATAAGGTAAAAGTTGTGCCGTCGTACTTATAAAGTTCTGCATAGAAAAAAGGATTGCCTGTATTGTTATTTACACTAAAATAAAACTCACAATTAAAGTTACCGCCAGGAATTGATAATACATCAGGGTCATTAGCATCAGTTAAGTAACTTGCTACATATCCGTTTGAAGATATAGCAATGTCAGTTCCAGCACCTATAATTGGCTCTTTGCTTAACTCTCTATAAGCAACCCCTCCTATTGTACCTTGTGAAACACTTGAGTTAAGATAATAAGAAACTGAACTACCACCACCACTTGATGTTGGGAAATCCGCTAAAGTACCATCTCCTCGTACATATTGAGAAGCAGCACCATCTAAAGCAGTTATTACACCACTATTAGCCACTACTGGACCTTGTATGTCCCTAATCTTTGCTTCTCCTGATACCTGTAATTGTGAACTCATTTATATCTATTTTAACTATTTGAAAATTGCTCTAACAAACTCATCTGCCTCTAATGATCTTGCAAAGGTAAGAACTCCTGTAGATGAGTTAAAGGTCACATTCTCACCTGTTGGTGCACCTGATGTTAATATAGTTCTAACCTCTAAACCACCTCTTGTAACTGAAAGACAACTTGTACCAATCTGAGTAGAGAATGTGATTGTAGTTTCACCACCAAATGCAGTATATTGTTGCATAGTTACGTTACCACTTTCTATTACTACTCCTGTTGGTGTAACTTGTGTACCTGTAACTGTGTAAGGACCTGTACCTTGTAAAGTCACACTATAAGTTGATGCACCTTCAACTGGACCACTCATATCTAAATTAACAATATTAGCAAGACCTGTAAAGATGCTATAACCTAAAGCACCTGTGCCATTACCATTGTCATTATCTATTTGAAACTTAACTATGATTTGTTCCTTAGTTTGTAGCTTATTAAGCAAGAATAAGTAAGAATAGTCGCTAAGTGCTATAAAACCATCAGCAGATATATTCCAGCTAATTTGAGAGCCTAAAAACTCTTTATATGATTCACTATTTGTAGTAGTTACTTCTATCTGATCTACACTTGTAGTAAAAGTACAGTTAGTTGATGCACCAAATGGCACACCCACAGAAATATTAGTTGTAGTTATACCAGGATTAGTTGATTGAGTATATAAGGTTATTTCATTGGTTGTAG